GTTTAATACTATTGATGGTAGTTTTTCACAGTTGATTGATGATTTTTACGTGGGAGATGTTCTCTCGCTAAAGGTTAAAACGTATTTAACCACCGCTGTTCGCTCTTGTAGGAGAGAGTGGATCGCGGGATATAAGGATAGGAAAATCATGACTCATGCTAAAGATGTCCATGTAGCATTTTAGACGATAAGGCGCTCGTGCCGTAAGTTGCTCACCAGGACCTGAACCTGACTATCAATGATTCCCTTAAGAAAAAAGGCGGACCCCTCGAAGCTCTCTGCCCTCCTACTAGGCCTGAAACCACGTAGAGTCGCGTGCTTAAGCCGAAACCACCAAGGACTTGCTATGTTCCATCCCGAGTTTTTCCAAAATTTTGACCGACAAAATTTGGACGGTGTCAATAGTGTGCTCAATGTAGCTATCACTCCGAAAGACTTGATTTTGACCGTTGATTGTGCAATATGTTTATCTCGTGAAGCGGGAATGAGTTGTGTCACTAGTTGTGGACACTCGTTCCATTATGAATGCTTGAGAATTGCTATAGTCAATGGGGCGGATCATCTTGTTAATTCAAGATGTCCGATATGTCGTGCAGGGCTGTACTCTGGAATTTTGTTACCAGAGGGCCCAGCTGATGCACAAGGTGTTCGACCTCCACCTCGTGAATTGGCATTTGAAAGATATTACATGGAATTACCTCGTTCCATGAATAATAATATCGGTGAGCGACTGGAGAGGCTAATGTTACCTGTAGTATTAGAAGAAGCTGTTATTCCAAAAATGAAGAGATTGGGATTAGCTGACTGGCAGAAGTACTACGGACCATATCCAGTTGAAATTTCAATGTACCATGGGACGAGAACAGTTGCACTTGTTCCTGGTATAGTAAGTGAATTGAATGCATGGTGGGCACATAAGGATAGAACTTATGAGAATTATAAAGTGTCAACCCTTAAATGCAGAGAATTGTTGCGAAGTATTAGTATGAGCTCCCAATTTTTAGAATTCAATTTAACTTACGCTCCCTTAGCATCTCTACATAGTAATAGACATGTAGAGGCTTCAATACTGGCTCAACCTCAGATTGAAGCTGCAACTATTATTAAAACAGGAAAATACGTCATGATAGCATTGGTATTGTTTGGTGCATATAGGAAAGTGAAAAAATTTTTTGGCGATAAGCCAAGAGAGCAATGAGTGGTTTGTTCTCTAGATTGGTTGGTATTGTTGGGGGATTTATCTCCCGGAAGAAAACAACAAAGATCGGTAGGTGGGCCGATATACCAACTAATATCTCACAAATTTCCCGTATTCGTGCACCTGAGTTACTGAGACCCGGAGCTTCTATAAAATTTGTTGGCAATTGTCATAAAATGCCAAATTTTGGGGATCCAGTTTATTCACAGTATCAAGTGATGTATAATAGTAAATGTTATAAACCTGTTTATTTTAGTTCAAATGTTCAAAATGAGCTGCAAGCTTTACAGCAAAGAGTATTAAAAGTCATGCCAGTACCTACGGCATTGATGGACCAGTTTGTCGACTTCGTGAAGCAGAATATCGACTTGTTTCTTCCTAGGAAGAGATTGTGGTCAGACTCATTGAATGTATATTTAAAGAATAGTAATGCAGCTCCTACCGTTAAGGCCGCAATAAAGCGAGCCGGTGATTCTTTGTTACAGCAAGGAATAACTCAAAGTACCACTTTGCCAGAAAAGTTATTATATAAGTGGACTACCAGAAAGTCTTTTGTGAAGGTTGAAAATTTGCTGAATTCTGGGGAATATGGTATTAAGGAAAAAGCCCCCCGGCTAATTCAGGGTGCAACACCAGAGTTCATAGCTCTTGTTGGACCATTTTTTAGCAGTTTTCAACGTTATATGAAGAAAGTGTGGAATGCCGAGCACTTTATTCACTTCACTTCTGGTTCTTCGTCTAAAAAGATGGGTGAGTTTATTTCGAAAAATGATTGCTGGAACATTTTTGAAAATGATGTTTCATCGTGGGATGCTTCCGTTAGCGTAAAATTGTGTAGGCTAGAAGTCTGGCTTGCAAAACAATTCGGTGCTCCCACGGCAGTGGTTGATTTAATGACTGCCAATATTAATACTCATGGTTTTACTACACATGGGTGGCGATATAAAGTTGAAGGGACAAGGAAATCAGGTGATCCTTATACCAGTTGTATGAATTCTTTATTGAATGGTTTGCTTCACTGTTTCGTCTTCGAGAGAAGAACGAACTGTGGAATAGCAAACGTATCTAAGAAATTATGTATGTTGGTGCAAGGGGATGATAACTTGTTACGTCATTACGGTGATAGGATTAACTTCAGAGATGACTTGCTGGAGTTGGGATTTAGCTCAGATAGTGTATACAGAGAGTTTCTGTACCAGGCTGAATTCTGTAGTAGTTTTCCCCTTAGTTGCGCAGAAGGTACTTCTTTTGTGCCTAAGCCGGGATCGGTGTGTGCGAAGTTTGGTTATTTTATTGACCCACCCAAGCATGTAGCCCCTCTTTCAATATTGAGGGGTGTGTGCTTGGGTTTTGAAGCACTCAAATTTGTCCCCTTGTTTAGGAAATTTCTGGACGGGGCTGGACGAAAGTGTAAAGGATATCGACCGTATTATGAAAGATGTGACACATCATATAAATTTAATTTAGATTTTGTCACTCATTGTGCTTTAACTGATTATGAGCTCATGATGCGGTATGGTTTTGATTGTGGTATGTATAGGGAGTGTTGCTCTGCTTTGGAGCGTGGTGATGTTGACCACCCCTATGTCCTCTGTTTGTTTGATAGAGAGACAAATGCCAAAAAATCAATTTACGCTTGTTAAGCACGTTTAGTCGTGCATTGTGATCCATGTTGATGGATCACGTATTGGGGCATGGAGCCCGTCCTTTGGGACCCACCTGTACCGACAGGTGGCTTATTTGTATGATCCGAAAAGGTGTCTCTGGAAGAAGTGTGGTACTGCTAGCGGACGCATGACTCGAAGAATCTGTTGGGCTGGTGCGCTGTGAAAGGCAACATCTGGCTCGGACGATCTTACAATATTTGAAGTGAAGGTAAACACTTTAATTCTCTCACACAGTAAAATGTCTGACCTACTACCGCACCAATTGGATAGCGGATGTTTAAAGGTTTGTGTAGCCAATTCCCTAGAGAGAGTTGATTTTATGAATGGGTATTCAAAAATGTCTGGAAGAATCAACAACAAAAACAAAAAACAAAAACAAAACAACAACAAAAAACCAAAACAACACAAAAAACAAGGTTCACCACAGCGCTCGAAGGGACAGGGTCCCTCTAGACATGGTGTTTTTAGGCAATTAGGATCCTTGGTTGGATCATCAATTTTAGGTTCTCCTGGAACAGCGTTGGGTCAGGAAGCCGGAGCCTATTTTGGGAAAATCACTGGTATGGGGGCCTATAAATTAAATAGGAATAGTCTCATGACTAATTCCAATGGTCCTATTTCCTTCTCAGGTATTGGTGAGGGAACTGTGATCACGCATCGGGAGTTTTTAACTGATATAACCGGTTCAGCGGCGTTCACCATCCAGAATTATTATATTAATCCTGGTTTGGTGGCAACTTTTCCATGGCTATCTGCTGTGGCTGCTCAATTTGAGCAGTATGAAATGTTGGGTCTGGTGTTTGAATATAGACCAACCTGTGCTAATTCCGTTGGTACCACTAACACTGCTTTAGGGACAGTGGTTATGGCAACGGATTACGATGTGTATGACACAAACTTTTCTAGCAAGCAACAGATGGAAGCTTATGAGTTTGCTACTAGTTGTGTCCCCTATAACTCAATGGTGCACCCCGTTGAGTGTTCACCGCGCCTCAATATATTGAAGAATCAGTATATTCGAACTGGTGCTGTGACAGGAGAACTCCACTTTTATGATGTGGGGAATTTTCAATTGGCAACAGTTGGCATGCAACAGCCAGCTGTTATAGGAGAATTATGGGTGAGTTATAAAGTAAGGTTACTTAAACCCAAGATTCCCACTCCTATAGGTTCTAATTTGCCAGTTTGGCATGCGCGTGAAAACCCAATTGGTACCGCGGATGCAACTCATGGTTTAGGAACTGGTACTCCAATCGTTAATAATGGTTCAACTATGACTTTAACTTGCACTTTTAATACAATAATAGTGCCAACAGTTGGAAAGTATTTGATATTCTTTGGGCAAAATCAAACGGCTGGTAATATTACGGCTGTCCCAACTTTATCATTTGGTGCAAATATGAGTTCTCCTGCATATTTGTTTAATGCAGTCCAGGCCTATTGTAGGACCTTCACTGTTAATTACGGCCAAATCTTTTCAATTTTTACGGTTGACACCCCGGGTGTGGGTGCAGCCAACACCGTCACCTTGGCTCCGTGTACTGGAATCACGGCTGGGTATGGCGATGTAGTTATTGCTCAAATCTCTTCAGGATTCAATGTCTCTGTTCCATTCACTTTGGAAGAGAAAATTGAGAGGATCGTGAGGAGAATGAACCGTTTAAGTCCTGATGATGACGTGAATTTTGACCAGCTTGATTGTAAAAGCTGGGATCGCGATGAATCATTGGGCATCCGTCGTGGTGTGCAAGATTGTGCACATCACCGTGATGTAAGTGCCCGGCAGGGTGCTTTAGTAGTTGATGAAGGAAAGCTTCATCAGCAGGTGTCCCATGGATCACCAACCTCATCTATTGAGGAGTCTGAGTTAGTGCCATCAACACAACTTTCAGATTCCTACTTGATAAGGGTTGGGGAGGCCCTGGGTGTCCGCCGTTCTGCTTCAGGTAAGAAGCAGTAGGCGGACTAGTTAACTGGGTATGAACTCCCTAAAGAAACTTTCTTGGCCGAATGCTCTATTGAGATGTTGGCGTTCTAGTGATAAGGCTCGAGGC